TTGCCTTGCAGCTCCAGACCGATGGCGCGCTTGCCTTCCCTGAAGAACGTCTCACTGTTGCCGGTGAAACTGGAAACTAAGAGGCCCGTCGCCGAGAGCTGCCGCCAGATGATCCGGCGACCTCGCGGCGAGGACATGAGCCATTCCAAATCGGCCTGCTCGGTGTCCCGGCGGTTACGGGCGGCGGCGGCTTTCGCCTCCGCGCTCGTCTCCTGGGCCACCAAATCGGTCGGGTCTTCCTGGCTCATCGCGTGAAACTACGGCGCGCGCAGAACAGAACCCATACCTAGTAGGTGTACGGGGCCGGCGAGCCGTAGCCTGTGAGTTGGTTCATCACGTCGGCCGCGGCGTTCGAGGACCCGCCGCCGGTCGACACGGTGCCGAGCTTGGCCGCGGTCTCGGCCGCCTCTTTCGCCTGGGCCGCGGCGGCTTGGGCCGCCTGCTGCTCGGCCCGGCTCTTGCGGATCAGGGCGACCTGTTCGTTGCCGACGATCAGCTCGGGGTCGACGCCGATCTGGTCGGCGTAGTTGTCCACCCAGCGGTCGGCGTCGAACTTGTCGAGCACGTCCGGCTTGATCTGGGCCAGCGCGCCGAGGTTGCCGACGAAGCGGTCGGTGCTGTTCGCGCCAATGGCCCGTTGCGCCTGGGCCAGGATCGAGACGAACTCGACTTCGAGGTTCACGCCGATCAGCTCTTCGGGCGGGGGCGGCAGGACGCCGGCCTTGAGCAGGCGCTCGAAGGTGATCTCGATCAACGGGTCGAGCAGCTCGTTGTGCAGGCGCTCCAGCACCGGGCCGAGCATCAGCAGCTTTTCTTCATGGCGCTCGGCGACCTCGGTCGCGGTCATGTTGGTCGACACGGCCTGCGAGATCATCAGGAACAGGTCGGAGTACATGCCCTCGCGGATGCGGCGGCGCACGTCTTCGATGTCCATCAGCAGGTGGTTCAGGTCGATGCGCGCTTCGAACAGCGGCCGGACCCCGCCGCCCGCGCCAGCCGTGTCGGCGACGGTGTAGCCGCCCGGCAGAATGTCGACCTCTTCGCCCTTGAGCGACGAGGGCCCCTGCAACGGCGGCCGGGTCTGGTAGTCGATGCCCTGGCTCTTGCGTAGCTGCTCGTGCTGGAGCTGCTTGATGTCGCCGAGCACTTCCATGCCGGGGCTCTGGCCATATACGTCTTCGCTCGACGTGTACCAGCGCGGGGCCAGGACGCGGAACCGCTCGAAGCCCGAGTTGCGCAGCAGCTTGTCGCCGTCGCCGCCCGTCTCGAAGTAGACCGAGGCCCACGGCATGTTCGCGTTGTCGCGCGCCTTGGTGTCCCGGTCCTTGCGAGGCTCGATGGCGTGGCCGATGGTGACCCAGCTGTCGGCGTTGCCGTTCGAGACCATGTTGCGCACAGCGGTCGAGCAGTTGTCCTCTCCGAACTCCTGCACCAGCTGGCGCGCGGTCTTCTGCAACTCGCGATACGACGTGTCGACCGTGCCTCGGTAGTCCGTGGCCAGCGCGTAGCGGCCGACGGTGTTGGGGTAGAGGTGGATGCCTTTCTCGAAGTCATCCATGATGAGCGCGTTGCCGGTGCCGAAAGCCCCAAGCTCTTCGTAGAGCTGGTGCAGCACGCGGTAGGTGTTCGACTGGCTGAACACCGCCTGCATCTTGCGGGTGACCTGGGCGAGCCAGACCTTGACGGGCTGGTATTCCATCAGCGCGTCGTCGGGGATTTTCAGCCGGAACCACGGGCGGGCCGGGCTAGTCACGCCGGACATCATGCCCGCGGACAGGATGCGCAGCGCCCCGGTGCCCGTGCGGTCGTAGATGTTGTTGTGGCGCTTCTTGCCGTCGTTGCGGTCATCGGCCGAGAAGCGGCCGGCGCGGGGGAACAGCGTCTGACTTAGCTCGGTCCAGTGTGCGTCCCAGCTCGACCGCTCGGTCTTGAGCATCGACCACCGCTTCTGGAACTGCTGCTTGAGCGGAACCTGGATGCTCACTCGTTCGAGCCCATGATGGTGCGGATCGCGCGCAGACAGGCGGCGAACAGCTGCTCGTCGTCACGGTTCCGGCGCTCGACGCCACAGGCCTTGGCCAGCTCTTCGATTTGCAACGTGGTCACGGCCTAGCCTCCCAAAAGTGTGTTCTTGCCGAGGGCCATGTTGGTCAGCGGCGCGCCGCCAGGTCCGGTCAGCAGGGTGGCCGCGGCCGATCCCACCTTGTTGGCCTTGAACAGCGACGCCAGGTTGGGGGCAGCGCGGTTCGCCTTCGCCTCGGCCTGTTGCGCATCGCGCTGGGTCTTGGCCGCAGCCTCGGCGGCGGTTCGTTGGGCGGCCTCCTGCGCGCGCAGCGCCTTGCGCTGATCGCTGGCCGCGCCGAACACGCTGGCGAGGGGGGACAGGATTTTGAGCGGGTTGCCGCACATGGGGTGGCCTCGGGGCTTAAGCGAGCGGATCGTAGTCGCGGGGTTTCCTCGATCCCATACCGCCGGGCATGTTGCGCAGCTTCGGTGTCTCAAGGCACGCAAGAGCCAGAGCGGACAGGTGGTCGGGGCTGCGCTTGATGCGGTCGACGATGTCCTCGCGGCTCTCGACGTAGATGGCCGAGCCCCGCAGCTTCCACTTCGGAGCGCACAGGTCCGAGAGCAGCTTCTTCGACGGGGGCAGGGCGATGCCGTTGTTGGCCTCGGGGTCGAGCAGTTCGCGCAGCCGCCAGATGTGCTCCGAGCGCTGGTTGAAGAAGCCCAGCCGGCCGGACTTGTCGCGCCGCGCGGACTTCTCCGAGACGTTGATGCCGAGCACCTGTTGCCGGGCCTCCTTGAGGAAGTCGTAGGGGCTCGAACCCACGCCGATGATGTCGATGTGAATGGGGCTGTGGTCGCGGTTGGCGGCGATGGCCAGGCCCGCGACGTAAGGGCCGTTGATCGTCTCGGTGCCCGGGTATTCGAGCGGCTCGTCGAACCACCACCCCTCGTGCCTGCGGTAGATTACCGTCTTGTCCTTGCCGCCTCGGGCCACGTCCACGCCGAGCGATTGCATCTCGGGTTTGGGCACGCGCGGCTTCCACCGGGCCTGGGCGATCTCGACCCAGCGCGTCGGGATGACCTGCCATATGTCGTCTTCCATGCCCGCCTTGAAGTCCCCGTTCAGCATCTGGCTGCGCAGGGGTTCGGGCAGCGCCTGTAGCGTGCTCATGTAGCCGGTTCCCGTAAGGAAGGGGTTGTCGCGCACGCGCGACGGGATGAAGGTCCGCGACATGGGCTGGATGACCAGGTCGGGGCTGTCAGCGTATTCGTCGGGGTCGTAGTCGTACTCAGGCTCGCCGTCCACGATCACGAACGGGGTGCCGTCGTCGACCTCCATGTCCGCGCCGGCCACGGTGGCGAACCACCGCAGCTCGCCGGGCACCGCGGGGTTGGGGTGCTTGTCGTCCAGCCACGGGCCGAAGAAGTCCACGATCCACCGGCCCTCGGCGCTGGTCGGCGGGTTGAAGGTCAGCAGGGCCTGACAGCGTTGACCGACGACCGTGGTGCGCAGCCACCCGAGCAGGAAGCGGACTTGCAGTTCGAGGAAGTTGGCCGCCTCATCGAACACGATCAGGTCGTGCGGTCGGCCCTGGTATTTCTTCTCGTCGCCTGCGTTGGGCACCGAGCCCAGCTCGATTTGCAAGGCCTTCCCGTCGCTGCGCTTCTGACGCCAGATGCCCTTGGTCGAGTTGTAGCCGTCCTTGGTGCCGAACAGCTCTTCGAGCCGATCCTCAATGGCCGACAGCTCGGTGCCGACCCGGCGAAGGATCATGATCTTGCGGTGGTCCTCGATGCTCTTGCCGCAGGCCAGGTCGGTCTTGCCGCCACCAGCTGCGCCCCCGTAGCCGATGATGTCGGCCTCGCTCTGGTAGGCGTCGGTCTGGGGCCCGGGCAGGGGCCGCCACCGCTTCTTGTCGCGAGCCAGCAGCGCCCACAGCTCGGTGCGCTCCTTCTCGGTGAGGTAGGGCAGTAGCTTCTGGACCTCGGCGACCGAGGGGGCCGTCATGCGAGGTCCGAGCCATCCTCGGGCTCGCCGGCCGCGCGCGACTTGGCCAGCGCCAGCAGCGAAGCGATCTTGGCCGAGGCCGCGGCGTCGGTGAACTCGACGGGGCCGCCGTCGGGGTTGGATAGCTGGATGCCCTGTTGCGGACGGAAGCGAGGCGAGAGCATCGCCAGCAGCTTCATGCGGGTCTCGACGCGCAGCTTGGACCGGGCGACGACCTCGTGGTCTACAGCCTCGTACTCGACGCCGCCGCGACCCTTGCGCACGGTCCAGTCGGCCGAGCCGTCCTCGGCGATCTCCATGCACTCTTCGGCCCAGCGGTCGTAGCCGCGCTCCCGGGCCAGGGCATAGGCTTCGCCGAACTCGGGGATGGTGTCGCGCCAGGTGTAGATCGACCAGACGCTGGGGTACTCGGGATCGCGCAGGATGCTCGTCAACGTCTCGCCGAGGCACAGCCGGTCGCACAGGGCCTTGGCCTTCTCGGGGCAGTAGGCGGCGACCGGAATGTTCAGGAGGGGACGGGGCATTACGAGCCGGAAGCTACACGCGAAGATGGTTGGGTACACATACGATCAGGATTGGCCCGGGCGTCGGAAGTACAGCTGGCCGTCTACCACTTCACCCTCAACCTGCACCACTTCGCCTGTTCCCCAGCTCACGACCCAGATGGTCGTGTCCGGCTCGCTCGAAAAGTCCACGCCGTACAGCACAGGTTTTAGACCAGCGAACTCTCGGGCTGGCACAGCGGCCGACAACGCGGCAGCGCCGGCACCTGCAAATAGCTCTCGCCTGTTCATCCCTGCTTCCTGATCCTGAAGGTGATGATCCACTGGACCGTCGCCTTGTGAACGTCGAACTTCTCGGCGAGCTTCCCGTAGCTCCACCCGCCGCCCTCGTACATCGACCGCATCAGCTCGACCTCGCCGTTGGTCAGCTTCGCGTTGTGGTGCTTTTCGCCTAAGCGCGCCATTTTCTGCAAACTCCCCAGGCGTAACACCAAACGTCACGACCTGTATCAACCTATGATGTTACGCCTTAAACGCCCGCTGTGACTGGCTTTGCGGCGGGTGTAACGACCGTAACGGACGTTTTTTCTCTACCTTTGCCCAGAGCGCCCCTACCCCACCCCCTATTAATATATAACCTTTTTATAGAGTATTTAGTAGTTACGGTTGTTACAACGATGTTTCCTATGAGCTTTTTGCCGTTACAAGGACGCTACACGGACGTTACAAGGATGTTACGCACCCACCAGCGGCGGGGTGTTCCGCCAACTCTTTGCAGTTTACTGCTGAAACCGAGCGCCTTGAGCGCCTTGGCGACCCGCATCTCGTCTGCGCGTTTTATTGCGTGTTCCCTGAAGTTCAGGGCTTCCGTCAAAACCTGGTGCACCGAGAAGCCCTCGGCACCCGGCAAAGCGCCGTCCAGCTCGGGCGTCTCCAGCCACCGCTCGATGGCCTCTTCCCATGTGTCCTGCACCCGGTAGCCGCCGTGCTCGCCCCTGGCGAGGGTCTCGGCCTCGCGCCATTCCACCCCGAACTTGTCGAACAGCACCCGGGCCTCGGCCCACAGCTGGTCCCGGTCCCTGGTGATCCCTTCGACGTCCACATCGCCCGAGGCCATCGGCAACCACCGCCGCTCGCCTGTGGGGTCGTCGAGGAACTGGCCCTCGTTGGTGGTGCCCTGGAACGCGCAGCGGCGCAGCAGCGTCGTCGAGAACTCCTTGTACTTCGGCACCCAATCTTCTTTGCGCCGGGCCGTCCACGCCTTGATCTCTTCGATGGCCTTGGTCTTGAGGCCGGACAGTTCGCCCAGCTCGACCATCAGGCACCCGCGCATCAGCCGGGCGCGCGCGTCCTCGTTCTGGTGGAAGTTCATCTCGCGGAAGGTGTCGAAGGGGGCCATAGCCTCGATCCCCGAGGACTTGCGCTGTCCCTGCTCGCCCGTGAGGATCGGCACCATGTCGGCCTTGACGCCGGGCACCAGCACCCGGCCAGCCATCGCCGTCCAGATGTAGCGCGAGACCGCGGTGGTGTAGGCCGAGGCCTCGACGCCGAAGTAGGTCTCGTAGAAGCCCGCGACCCTCTTCACCCCGTCCCACTTCAGGCCCGAGAGCCAGACCTGGGCGCTGTCGACCGGCTGCGTCTGGGAGATGTAGTCGACCACGTCGCGGATCAGCTCGCGGCCGACGGGCTTGAAGCCCAGCCTTTCGAGCGTGAGGCGCAGCTCGACGGCGTGGTGGTCCTTGAAGGCCAGCCATTTGCCGGGGCTGTCGACGTCCGCGTAGACGATCTCGTCGCGGAAGGTGTCGTAGCGCAGGTCCATGCCGCAGACGTCCGGCCGCAGGAGCGCCGAGCGGACGTTGCCAAGAACCGCCTCGATCTTGCCGTTGCCGTCGCGTTGGAAGCCGGGCAGCGGGAGGTCGATCCGCTCGCCCTCTTCGCGGATGGCCGGCGTCAAGTCCTCAAAGTCGTCGGCCGAGGCGACGTCCTGCCAGCCGTGCTCGCGGGCCTTGGCGAAGATCGTGCGCTCGGTGATGGGGTTGGCCGTCTCCCCCTTCTGGTCGAGCCAAGCCCACACCTTGATGGCCAGCTCGTCTTCGTTGAAGTGCGGAGCCCGGGCCGAGAAATCCAGCGCCAGGGCATAGCCCTCGTCCGAGCCGCCCGTGGCGTGGTGGATCGCCGAGACGATGTCGCGCCACTCGTCGTAGCCCAACGGGTCGGTGTCGTTGGGAATGGCGGCCAGAGCCGCCTGCAACTGCGCGTGCTCGACGGTCTCGGTGCGGACGGCCAGCTCGCGCACCGGGCGCTCGACCACCGGCACCGGGGCCGACGGCGTCCAGACCAGCTCCAGCGCGTACTCGCGCGGCATCACCTCGAAGTCGAGCATCGGCTCCAGCGGCGCGCTCTTGCCCGCCAGCGGCAGGATGAACTGGTTGCCGAAGCCGTGCTCGGGCACGCTGTCCTGCTTGGGGAAGACCTCGACCTCGCCTTGCGCGACGCCCTTGGCTCCGTCCTTGAGCACACACTGGTGCAGGACGGCCTTCAGACCTTGCCGCACGCTGTAGGCATCCTGCGGCTCGTCCCAGACCAGGAAAATGTGGACACCATTGCCGCCCGTGGAGCGGAACAGCACCGGCTGATACCCCCGGCCCTCCAGCTCGGTGACGATGTCACGGGCGTAGACGAGCATCCCTGCCCAAGGCGTCTGGCCCTTGTGGCTGTCCAGATCGAACAGGGCGATGCGCGTAGTGCTCTCGCCCGCCTTGATGGGGCACACGCCGCGGGGCATCGTGCCGTCGAGGTGGCGCTTCAACCGGACTTCGGTCAGCGCCTCCCGGGTCCAGGCCATGCCCGTCGAGGCCTTGATAGCGGTCACGTCCGTGCGAGCACGACGGACCAACGGTCGCAGAGCTTCTACAAGGCTGCTCATGCGAGGTCTCCGAACCGGATTTGATCGAGCACTTGGCGGCCGAGCCAAGCGGTGTACGAGGGCGGAATGGCTTGGCAGAGTTCGGCGAGCGTCATCCAGTCGATGCCCATGGCGATGCGCGCGTCCACGACCGTGAACTCCGGGACCGTCTTGTCGAACTTGCGGCGGCTATCGCGGCACCCCTCGCCGTAGATGCCGATGGTCCTCGGCCGCTCTGTTTTTCGAGGACGTTTCCCGTGCTGGCAGCCTGGCGCGAAGAGCGGGAAGCTGCCCTCGAACAGACGGTGCCGGCGAAGCTCCGCATCGTCAACCCCGAGGCCGAACATCGTGCCGCAAAGCACTATCGGGTCAAGCAGGGGGGCTCCGACCACGTTTTCGATGATCCAGGGCACCCCCGCGTCGTCAAGAAACGAACGGGCCGCGGGGACCAAATCGAGGTGCGCCTTGGCGTTGTGCATCGACTTCAGCGACGTGTGCGCCTGGCAGGGCGGGGAAGCGTGGATCGCGTCAAAGTCCGTGAGCGATAGGTGCTCGACCGTCCCGTCTGGATGGGCGAAGGCAACCCTCTCTCCCCGGAGAAGCGCCTCCATGACCGAGATCACGTCGCCTTGGTGGAAGGCGAATGGGTATCGCTTCTGAGGATGCAGATCGACGCCGTACACGTTGAAGCCGGCCAGCGAATAGCCCATGCCTGCCCCGCCTGCCCCACAGAACAGGTCCAGTATCTTCGGCCGGGCACGGCTGACCAGCGGCGTGAGCGCCACGATGAGATTGTCCTTCGTAGCGGTCATGCCAGATCGTCCCCGGGAGCGTTGTAGAGGAAGACCGCTTCCGCGAAGCCGCGGGGCGTGGCCGACCTGATGTTCTTGGTGCGCAGGCTCTTGCCCCCCAGCTTCTTCCAGCCGGGATAGTCCTTGTCGACCGGGGCCACCGGCCGCGGGGGCGGCATGATGAAGCCGCCGCCCGACCAGATGCAAGTCTTCTTGTTGTAGGCGTCCCGCGGCGGGAGAATGTCTGGCCACGTCGGGTGAACGTCATCGACCGGCAAATAGCCGCCGTAGTCGCGCGGGTTGAAATAGTGGTTCGGCTTGCGCCACAGCGTGGCCAGCAGACCCACCGGGTTCTCGACCATGTACGGGACGCCGAGGGCGTCAGCCAGATCGGGCCCGACCTTGGCCAGGGCCAACGCCTCGTCGTGGCAGTGCGGGTTGGCTCCCAGCTTGGCCGCGAACCACCGCGCCCCGGCCCCCGAAAGATCATCACAGGGCGTGAAGCTGGAAACGAACACCGGAGCCAGCGCCTTGATGCCGGCGACCGCGTCCGGGTCGGTCAGGTCCGCGTTGCGGTAGATGATCCGACCGAGGCCGACGATCTCTTCCCGGTCCTCGTTCTGCCAGTCGAAGCTGTAACAGGTGAAGCCGGCGCGCGCCCACGGGCGCAGCATGTTGCCGGTCATGTCGAAGAGACTGACCGCGACAGGATTGGCTGCTGGCACGGTCAGTCCTTGCGGCGGGGTTCGGAGGGGTATTTGCCCGGCCACGCCTGGGCCGGGCCTTCGTTGGGCATCGAGCGTCGCGTAGTAGTGCTCGGTTATTTCGGAGCCCGTCATCCGATCACCTTCTCGGGGTTGACCAGGCCTGCGGCCGGCACGCCGTAGCGGCGCTCGATGATCTGGGCCTTGGGCACGGGCATCCAGCGCGCGCCGTTCAGCCAGCCGCTGACGGCCTGCTGGGTCACGCCCAGGGCGAGGGCCAGCTCCATCTGACCGCCGGCCACCTTGATGGCCAGGGCGATCTGCGCTCGGACCTCGGGCGTGGTGCAGGGGGGCTTCTTCGGGGGCGTCTTCATGTCGAGGTGCTCTTGGCCTGGTTGGTGTACGCCGGCGCAGCGGATGGACCCAAAGCCCCAGCGGCTTGCTCATTGAGGGCGCGGGTCATTCTGTTTCGACCCATTCGCGCCAGCATTTTTCGCAGAAGCACTCGTGGTCACAAGTCTCGCTGCGGTCATCCATCCCCGTTCCGGCGCAGTACCCGCAGGCAAGCCCCACCCCTTCACTAGCCGAAGACGGCTTACCGGGGGTGGTGGCGCGGATGAAATCGTCCGCCGCGATCCGGTCCGCGCATCCTGTCTGCTGCCGGTCTATGTCGGCCTCAACCAGTCGGAGGGCATCCGTAACCCGCTGAGCATCCCGACGCTTGCGGGTGAAGCGGAGCGGTATTTCCCGATACCGCGCGTCCGGGCTCTCTCGGTCGATCACCTTCCGCACCGCCAGCAGAGCGTGGATCAGGCCAGATCGCGCCGCGATGATGTGGTTGCGGTCGTATTCCGACAGTGGCTGAAGAAGCGAGAAGTCAAACTTGCCCACAAGCTCGCCGGGTACGGAGCCGCGCAGCGGCGTAGTGCGCCCATCCTCGCTCATCGTCCTCCCTCCCCTGAGACAGAGGGAACGGGAGGGAGCGGACGGAAGTGCGTCGGCTTGACCTGATAGCGGCCGGGCACGGAGAGCCACCGGTCGGTGCGCGACGACGGATGGTGACGCCACGCCGTGATAGGGGTCTTAAAGCCAGCGGCCATGACCTGCACTTCAGTCATGCTGTTGTCGTGCGTACTGATGTCCTGCCACCCCTCGGGGGATTGCTGGATGGCGGCGATCATGGAGAGGATGGAGTCTGCCGCTTCAAGATAGGTCGGTCTCCCGAGCACTC